GAAAATGAGAATGACGCCAACACAACGCTCGAATACCTAGATTTAATTGTAGATACTATAAAAGATAATACCTCTCAGATAGTTGATGCTATTCGAATGAGCGGAGGTTCAACTCAAAGCGACGGCGATAAAGAAGAAGAGCAAGACAAGAACGAAGACGCTGCTAGAGAACAACAAGATGAAAAAGCTGCTGCTGGTAAAGAAGGCAGTACTGATCCAGAAAAAAATCCTGAGCAAGGTAAGTTTAGCAAGTTCATGACTAAGTCGTTCAAGAGTATCGGCAAGTTATTTAAAAAAGTATTCACAGGATTCAATTTGTTTATTTTAGCTATTGGAGCTGTAGTATTAGCATTATTGAACTCTGGTGGTGTTGGAATCATGGAGAAAATGAAAGATGTTTTCAATACTTTTGTTACTAAGGTCATCCCACCTATCCTAGAAATGGTTGCTGACATTGGTGCTGTAGTAACACCATTCCTACTTCAACTACTAGAAAGTTTTGGTATGATTGCTGCTATGATAGCTCCTGTAATAACAAGATTAGTTCAAATAGTGCTTCCTCCAGTAATGGCAGTTTTGAATTCATTGATAGAAGCGTTTATGGGTATATTCAATGTGGTAGCCCCAATAGTTACAAGGATTCTAAATGATGTACTCCCTCCACTTGGATTTGCGTTAGCACAAGTGTTTGAGCTCATTGGTAATATATTAGAAGTGGCACTACCGCCACTATTAACTGTATTTGAAACGGTTGGCAAAGTACTTGGTCTTGTTGCTGGTGTATTCGGAACTGTAGTTGGTTTTTTCAATGATATATTTGATTTAATAACTTCTATGACTGATGGAGCTGGAAACTTTTTGGACACAGGCAAGCTGTTAATGGCAAATCTTTGGAATGGAATTCTCAGTGCACTTCAGGGATTATTAAGTTTTATACCTTTTACCGATGGCATAAGTGATAGCTTAGAGAATGCTAAGATAGACACTAGCGGCATGGAAGAAAGAATAGAGACAAGGAAGAAAGATAAAGTAGGTAGAGATGCTGATGCAGCAATAGAGAAAGGAATTGATATGGATGCTCCTTACATGGAAGTTCAGACATCTGTCAATAAAGCAGTTGCTGATGGTACTATGAGTAAGGAAGTAGGTCAGGCTATATTAGCTAAAAAAGAAGAAAAAGATTTATTAGAAAATCCAGAAAACATTAATCCGGATCCAAACAAAGATGCTATGCTGACTATGTCAGATCTATTTGGCCCATCTGAAGATGCGGACAGAGAATTTGTTATGAATAAAAATATGCTCCCTGCAGACTTGCAAGGTGCACCAGAGCAGAATATCAATCAAACAGCTGCTAACGTCAACAATGCATCACAAGATGCAAGCGAATCCGAAAAGGATACGAAAGAGCCAATAATCAATCAGCCTGGGAGTGATCAGTTTGCAAGTTTTGTTAACCAACAAACTTCTATAAGGAACATCACCACCGGCGTGATTGGCACCGGTGGCGATTCAAGTCTAGGTCATCGACATAGACGAGTCCTACCTGGCGTAGCCTAGTCGGCTGCCAACTTCTTAAAGAACTCTAAAGACTCATCGTCATCAGAATCTACCTGTGCCATTTCTGGAGCAGGAGCAGAAGGTGCTTCTTTTGCTACTACTGGAGCGGGAGCTTCTTCCATAGAAGACTCAGCTGTAGTAGAAGGTGCACTTCCTTGTAGTCCTAATACTCTATTGAGTTTAGTTTGAAGTTCTTCATACGTCTTAAAGTTAGAGACGTTCACAAACTCATTAAGAGGATTCTCTGATTTCCAGATACTCTCTAATGTTTCGTCCTCATCTAACAATGGTGCTGATGGATCAAACTCTGACTTATCATAGTTCCTGTAGCCTTCTACATTCCTAATTTTAAGTTTAAAGTTTGCACCTTCCCAAAGGTCGAATGGGTTCATAGGACTCTCGTCCTCGAACTGAGGATTCATAGCTTCGTTTAGCTTGTCAAAGATTTTCTTCCCGTACTTGTACAAGAATACTTTACCTTCGTTCTGAGGATTAGAAGAGTCTGAAACCACATAGATGTTAGAGATGAAAGACAAACGTCTTTTCTGCTTTCTAACTTTATCTTTGTTAGCTTCGATACCACTATTCCAAAGCATTGAGTTATACTCAGACACTGGATCTTTCTGACCTAGAGTCGTTAATGAGTTCTCAATGTACCAGCCACCTGGTCCTTGAAAGCCATGGTCCCACATTCTTACGAACGGTACGTCTTCACCATTGGATTCAGGTAGAAACCTAATAACGGCATAGCCATTACCAGCCTTGTCTACTTCTGGTTTCCAAAAGCGTTCGTCGGGTCCGTTTTGTTGGGATTGGTTTGAATTGAGCTTGTTGATCTCAGTAGTGAGATTGGCAAAGCCCTCGGTTCTGTTGCGCTTGAGCGCGGCAAATGTATCTGTCATTGTATTCTCCTGTATGCGATATATGCGTTATATTTGCGGTTTATTTAAAGCGATCTTTTACGATTGCCTTATACTTATTTATGTCAACTGACATGAAGGGTCTATAATTAAGCGACTTAGTTCTGACCTGAGGCCAGATAACGTCGTCGTGTAACTTTTTGTCCCAATACTTATAATTATACACCATCATGTCTATTAAAGTCAACGTTTCAATGCAAATATCTTTGCGCATGTATAATCTAAGTAAGTATGGATGTTCATTCGGCGGTACTATAATGTTCTCATCGAAGTCATCCTTTAGTTTAGATAGGTCCTCTTTGAAGACATACGTTAGTGCTTGTTTTCGCTTACGATAGTTCTCGTAGGCGGCCGTGCACTTGTCGTCTCTGAGCTGGCCAATCCAAAAATCATTGTCGCCATCAACAAAGTTGGCCAGAAGAAACTCTTCGACGTTCTTTTGTTTTGATAGCTTGTAGAAAAAGTATTTGTCCTTTCGTATATCAAATGAGTGTTGATTTGCTTTAACCTTTCCATTGTATTTGTGATAGTCATACGAATCAGATGAGAAGTGTCTCTTCATTGCAAGATACTTTTGGTATACTTCAAATGGTTCCACTGTAGCTATCCTACCCCTAAAGCTCAGACTGGGAGCTTTGATATTTTCTCTTTGACTAGATTTAATGTTTCTGCATCCTCATATATTAGTGCTTTCAATTTCTGATTACGTTGAATCAGTGACGCTATTGTTTCTGGTTCTACTTCTTCGTTACGCTCAAGGAAGTCTTGTACTGCATCGAGATACGTTATCCTTCCACCTGCTCTATCTACTTCCTCTCTTATCATCTGAGCAAAGTTTGCTGAACTTAGCATTTTAAGTTCTACTTGATCACTCACACGTACTCCCACTTGAGATTATGGATACGCTTTCTGTACTTTCTGTATTCATCTCTATTCCTTGTTCTTACGAAATTAATTAATCCTCTAGCATCGTCCTGCTTCCAACTATCTTGTCGGATGTACCATGGATCTCTGGTTGGGTACTTGACCATTATACGACATTTATCGTCCCAAGACAACAGGTCATAGTCCCATTTCTTGTCTCCCCTACCTAAAGATAACCAGAATTCTGCGTCCCCTTGTCGTACTCCACAGTACTCTATATCATAACCACCAGATGACCAGAAGCATTCTCTAGTCATTATAAAACAGTTTGGATGAGCGTATTGTTTTAGTATACCTTTTGGATCTAACAACTCATAGCTACTCATGTCCTCTGGAAGAGCCATGTCTGCTTTAGGTAAGTAAAACATATCATAGTCTAGCTCTTTGTTAAACCTAAGCTCACAATAGAATCCTTCTTGCTCCATTGTATCTGCATCAAGGAACATAATCCAATCTGTCTTGGATAGTTTTACACCAAGGTTTCTACAAGTATGGGAATTGAATCCATTGTCAGGCGTTACATCAACTCCACGTAAATTAAAGTTTGATCTATACGATGCAATAGCCTCTTTGAAGAATTCTCTCTCAGGTTCATTAGCATCGTTTATAATAATAACCGTTGGCTTGAAGTCGTACTTCTTTGCCATGTCTGAATAGAAGTTAAGATGCTCCAGTAAATGAGCTTGCTGACCATACCAAGTAATAATTACTGTGATGTCATTTGGTGTTCTGCTTGCTTCCATAACTCTCCATAAAATGTTTCTTTATAATCTTCGAACCAAGGTCCACCATCAGTATAATGAATAGCTTTAGGATCCGATAAATGATAGTAATCATCTAAGCAGTTCCACTCGAGCGGGATTGATCCAATGTTGTCGTCGTGCAACCATCTAAGTTGATGGAAGTCTAAACCAGGCCTGTGATTGTTTAGATAATGAGGTGTCAGTATTCTATTGCTGGGATGCTCGTTGTTGAATGCCATGAAGCTGGCCCAGTTTTTTCTATACGCTCTATGTTGAGGTATGCCATCCATTTTAATTTGACTGTTTGGAATGTATCCTGGATGCTTACATACATATGCTGCCATAGATGGATCGAACGTCTTAATTAGCTCGCCTGGATCCGCTAAGAAAAGAAAATCGCAGTCCACAAAGAAAGACCATCCTGTGTAATTAGATAAGAACGGTACCCAGAATCTTGTATACGTGAAGTCTGTCGACTGAGGCTCTCCCCAATCTCTATTGTAGTCTGGTATGTCCTGGCTGCGGAGCTTCTTGACCTCTAATGTAGAGTATCTTAAACTATGTTCGCAAACATCATACGCTCTACGTTCTCTCTCCTCGTAGCCTATGTAAATTTGGCCCGGTGAGGTAATATTCGTATTCTTCATATGTCTTGTCTCTCAATCTTTTAGACTCTTCAAGCAATTCTAATGTATGCTCTGGTGAATAGTCTGTCCAGTATTCATATATAACGGCCCAAGGAAATGCCTTCTTGGTTATGTGTCCATGTAGCTTTCCGCCTTTACTAAAAATAATCATTGGCATACCCATCCACTTTGCAAGCCACAAATGGGCTCCGTGATATCCAACAACTCCTATAGAGCGCTGCATAATTTTTACAGCTTTTTGGATAGGGGTACTGTAATGTAGGTGGGTCGTATCAAACCCTCTTCTGTTGAATGCATCACATGCCTCAGGCCAAGCATTGCCACTAGGTGTTCTTCCTAACGGGTCTTTCCATCCCTTGTGTGTTGCGTATTCATGCAATGGTTGTTTATGGCCCATTGATGTTACCATTGCCAGTCTATTATTCCTACCTGCCTTTTCAGTAGATGGCCTATTTGCAAATCCAAATCTAGCTGGTCTAAGGTTGTGGATAGGCATAAACTTATTGGATCCATCGTGATAGTTATCATGGTTGTATGGTAACTTGGATCCGTAGATGTGGTTTACTTGTACATCAAAGAAGTTAACAGGTAACGTATTATCAACAATGAAGTCGCACCAGTCTTGAATGTATTCGGTGTCGTCTGGTTTGTATAATGTTTTCTCTTCGTCTTCCCAATGAAAGTTCAATACAACATCAATAGCATTCTTCTCAGCACAATTAAAAGCATAGCAGATAGGTGATATGATATCTCCATATCCTATTTTACCTTTCCAGTTAATTACTAATGGTGAGTCGTGTATTGGAACAATCTTATAATCCTCATACGGATCATCAACTCGTTTTTTTTGCATTATCGGATTGTTAGGCATTATAATTCCATATTAAAAGATGAAAAGATGGCCCCTCGTTTGTACCCTCGCCTCTTTTCCGATCATCCTCCCGCTCGTCGATGATCTTGCCACTAGTGGGAGCAAACCAGAACTGCTCGACCACCAATTTTATATACGCTATTATACTATAGCGCATACAGAAAGTCAACCTTATTTATCTCTATTAGTTAACCACGTAACCAAAACAAGACGCGTACCTTGTGTGACTTGGCTTACTGAATGTGGCAGCGCATGGTCGTATATGATAGACTCTCCGTCTTCCATATACACTACCTCGGGTATAATTTTTTTATTATACCACGCATCACCTTTGCGCTTGGCCCAACTCGGTCTCGGTTTATTCTTATAGGTCTTGAGAACTATAGTCTCGCCACCCTTGAGATTGGTTGACTGGATCAATGTGACTATTGTCTTAGCTATTTGCTTGTCGTCATCCGTATGTTGCTTTGTAAACGAATCTACTCCATATTCTAAGAAGTATGATGAGTATACATCCAACTCTGGGAACAGGTCATGAATGCCTTTTATCTCCGGAAAGGTGTTGCCGTTGATACTTCCAGACCATTGCTTGACGTCATGCAGATTGTAGTTCTGATGATAGTAAACAGGCTTAATCTTTGCGAGCTTCTTTACAATTGAAGCACGCTCCTCGGATGTTATAACTTGTTTAATTTCGTAATCCATATTTTTCCACAGAAAAAGGGCCCTAGAAGGCCCTTTGTTCATTTTAAGAACTATTTAAGCCGCTTCCGCGTACTTAATAGCAGTCTCGAGAGCTTTCACTTTCTTAACTTTATTTAGTCCGTACCAAGCAGACGCTAATCTTGAGTCAGCACTTCTGCCTAGCTCATGGTCTGTTAAGTATGTGACTGCATTGTATGCTTGCCAGAATGAACCTTTGCCCATCTCTGCGCCAGGTTGTAAAGGCATTACTTCTAATGCTCTTTTAGCATTCTTAGATGCATACTTGTCAAACTCAGCTATCGGGAAGGTTTTCATCTTCGCGTTAGGGTTTGTGTTAGGGAACACAGTAGCAAAATATTGCTTAAGTGTTTCATCAGTCCAACGTTTTACGTTAAGGAAGTTAGCCATCTCTTCATACTGAGACATCTTCTCCTTAGCGATACCTAAGAGGCTTTTAGCTTCTTGTGCATCAAACGCTTTCTTGTGAGACATGGAGACTTGATAGTCGCCTTTCTGTCCTAACGAAAGTGTTAACGTATTGTTGCAAACAACTCTGATAGGAGTGAATCGAATATCGACCGCTCTACCATACATATGAGGATTAGTTAGTAGCATATAAGATTCTACTAAGTCTTTTCCACCAATTGTAAAGTCGTCTTTAACTTTCGCTAAACACCATACACGCTTTCCATCTTGAAGAGCTCCAGCCGTGTGCATTTCCATGTCACCTGCTTCAACAAACTCTCTAAAGAAGTCAAACGCTTCTGCATTCTGAACTGGGTTCCAGTTTCCTGATACCATATCGAGTGCAGTGTTGTCCGAAGTCCTAATAAGCATATCATGCCCACTGTGGATCTTCTCACCATTAAGGTCAGCATAAGCTGGGACCTTTTGAACTTCCCAATCTAGACCTGCTTCTTTCATCATGTCGTCGACTGAAATATTTTCTGATACTTTTGTACCAAGGCCATGCCAGGGAAGTTCACCCGCATAAGCCATCGTTTCTACCATATGTGCCATTTTTAGCTCCTATACTTTAAATGATTAACAAAATGAGAGGGCCTTTTCATCCCCTCTCTTGACTGTTCGGTCAGCAACCTCAAGAGCTTTAACCCGGATCTCTTGTTCAGTTTTAAGTTCGTTTTCGTCCTTAACATATATCTATTATACTAACTATTAGATTTGAAGTCAACAATTAATGTAAAACTTTTTTCACACCGCCGATCACTAAGAACTCAAGTTCCCAGTTACCGTCTTGGATATCAATACCTTCTCTGTGTAGTACACTTTGGCACATCAGATCCCAACTAGCATCTGGAAATGTTTTATCCATGGCTAGTTGCATCTCTTTACCATTCAGAGGAATCTCTTGATTGATATTTGTTGCGAAGTGGTTTAAAATTATTCCGTTTATCATTACGCTGCCTCCAACATTGACATTGGTACGTTATACTGACGACCTCTCATCTCAACCACACAACGTGACTTGTTGACTTTGATGATCGTTCCAGGAGTACGCTTAGTCTTCTGAATTACAAAACAAGCCATGCCTTCTGATAAAGACATCTTAGCATTGCTAGCTTTGATTGAGTTGATGTTAGATATTAACGATGACAATTCTGCATTTGAGAAGTTGTTAGCGTTGATCTCTTTTGATATTTCTGCTACTGTTTTCATATTTTTTTTCCTTACTTTATTATTTAATATACAACTATTATACAACCTTATTGATTTGAAGTCAACAGTTATTTTCAATATGTTTGCAATTTCCTCTGAATTTAAACCCTGGGCAACTGCACTTATCATCGATGATGAAATATTTTTTGCCATTACTTCCTTGAACTTCTATAGCACCTCTGGTGAGATCATCGGGATATTCACCGATCTTCTCAAACTTGCGCCTTGCTTTGCTGAATCCTTTAAGAGGATTAATGAACACCTTGTCGTTATGCTGTACAAGATGACCCTGAGCATTAACGTGATATACACCATTATTATAATCCCAGTCGGTTACTTCTTTAAGCATCTCGATCATGCTACTGCCTCCAGCTGGTCATGATAAGAGTCCTCAAGGGCCTCTACCTGAGCATTCCACATATCAGCAGCTTCCTGCTCATAGTCCCACTCTTCGGACTCAGCCCAACGAGCAGCAGTCTCTTCATCTGGAGCACCAGCATCCAACATCGCTTGGATGTTAGCCTTCTGGAGGTTCTCCTCATAGTTATTGTCGGCATCAATCATACGAACGTATGACTCATAGTCAGCATAAAGCTCTTCTACAGAGAACTGTAGGAAGTCGAAACGAGCTCGACAGCCATTAAGCTCCTTAGAAGCATCGGAAATCATTCCGTAGATATCCCACTTGATCTTCTGCTCGATAGTGAAGACACCAGCTTCGTGATAGAAGCCAAGCCCAGCAGTGTGAGGGTACTTGACCAGCTCTGCAGCCACAAAGTCCTCAAGAGAGGTAAATCCCTCGAAGTTATACTGGCCGTTTTGATCTGTGAATTTCATATTGTTCTCCTTACTTAACATACAACTATTATACCATACTGTCGATTTAAAGTCAACAGGCTACTTTCCTTTGTAGCCTAATTGTCTCATTGCTGGCTTAGGATGTATCTCGTTAGCCAACTCTAAATACTGCTCGACAGTAACATTCTTAACTAAAAAGTTAACCCATGCTTTCCAAGGCTTGTATCCATACTTGAACCTAACAATGAATTCAGGCTGTGGTAAGCCGATCCATGATGGGTGACATCCAGGTCTTGCAACCTCCATGTTTACTGAATTAGTGTGACGCCCTCTGTACATTAAGTACATTCCGTCCCACGTGAAGTCTTCTTTTTTGAATTTAGTCATTGTATTTCTCCTTAACATACATCTATTATACAATATGGTTGATTTAAAGTCAACAGCTAATATATTAATGTGGCCTATACCTGATCCACTCACATAGAGTAGTTTACACGAAGAATATTTAAAAGTCAACGGGTAAATGAAATTAATTGCAGAAAGTGTGGGGAGTTGACTTTAATATATATTTGTTGTATAATGTGTTAAATCATTTTTTGGAGTATAGAATGGCAAAGCGTAAACCTCTTACAGAGGAACAAAAGGATGCAAGGGCTGAAAGGCTCGCTGCAGCAAGAGAGAAAAGATACAAAGAAAACCCTCCTGCATATAAACAATTCAGTCCTTATGTAGTTGCACTACCTGATGACGATGACTTTAGTCTTAAGAATGTAAGAGAGTGGATAAAAGAAGCAAGAGCACATAAACAAGCTGAGCATAGATCTCATGTTGCCGG